ATCCGCGAAGAGCGCATGCGTCGCCACGCCAAACCCAAGAAAGGCTTCCTAGTTCCCTGACGGTGGTCAGGGTTCCTCTCCCTCCTTTCCCTGGCCACCGACCAGCCACCTTTCTTTTGCGACATTTGATTGTATCATTTTGTATCATTGTATCGGGATTATTATGGCATTCGAAAAGTTAGCTCCTCATATCGATTTCATAGAGGAATCTTTCAAGAAAAAAAAGAGTCCTAGAGCGATAGCAGACGATCTAGGCGAACCAAAATTGTATCAAACCATCAGGCGATACAAAATAGCCGTATGGGATCTAAAAGACCTTGTCGCCGACGGAAAAGAGATCAGGGCCGCGAAACACGACGCGAAGCGAAACGAGGCGGTGCAAGAGATCGTTGACACACTAGAGGTTGTCAATCTCGGAAAGCTCCGGGCAAAGCAGCTTCTATCTGTGAACCTCGGGGATAAATTTGCAGTATCGGACGGTGAGGAGCACAAGCTCACCCTGGGATCTGCATCAATCTATTGGCCGGTGGGTACAAAGATGCTCTCTGATTGTGCCCGTCTGGAGCTAGAACTTTCCGGGGACGATCCCGAGAGCCGCAAGGCATCGGCTTTGGAGGATTTGAGCGATGCCCAGCTTAGAGCAATTGTTGCAGCCGCTGAAGCCCCGCCAGAAAAGGGGGCTTGAGCGAAAGGCCAAAGAGGTCTTAGCATCCCGGCACCTCTTAGATTTCCTCGAGCTGGACGGCGGGGGCAGGTGGCAGAGGGCCAAACACCTTGAACTGATCTGTGCTAAGTTGGAAGAGATCGAGGCCGCTACCAGAGGCGAGGGAGGATGTGACAGAGCAATATTCTGCCTGCCGCCCAGGGGCGGGAAGTCTGAGGTCTCATCTAAGAAATTCCCTGCCTGGTACTTGGGCCGCAACCCAGATTCAGAGGTTATACTCAGCACCTACGCCGCGGACCTATCATACGATTTCAGCCGGATAGCCAGAGAAACGCTCCGAGAATGGGGGCCGCCCCTCTGGGGTACATCAGTCTCCACCGACAGCTCGTCAGTCTCCAAATGGGGAATCAAAGGCCATCGGGGAGGCTTGACGGCTGCAGGCGTCGGTGGCCCGATCACTGGGCGCGGTGCCTCGGTGGCGATCATAGACGACCCAGTCAAGAACGCCGAAGAAGCCTCTTCTAAGGTAGTCCAGGACAAGATCTGGGATTGGTATAGGTCAACGCTGTACACCCGTCTTGCTCCGAACAGCGCTGTAGTAGTCATTATGACTCGCTGGGCAGAGGACGACCTAGTAGGCCGTCTGGTGGCCGAGATGGAGTCAGAAGACGGCGAAGACTGGGAAGTCCTGAGCGTTCCTGCTATAGCAGAAGGCGGCCCGGATCCGTTAGGCCGGAAAGTGGGCGGCTCATACTGGCCCACACGATTTCCCGAAGAATGGCTTGATCGTCGGAGGATAGCAGTCGGTCCGTTCTACTGGGAAGCTCTATACCAGCAAAGGCCCTTAGACGCGGCGGGCAAGATCTTCAACCCCGACCTGATGCACAAGATCGACCCGGCAGAGGTCGACTTCAAAGCCTGCAAGGCATTTGGGGCCCTGGACCCGTCAGAGGGAGGCGCAGACTACGCCGGTCTCATAACCGTCTTGGTCTTGCCGGACGGCAGATGGCTGGTCTGGGACTGTGATCTGTCGGTGGATAATCAGGATAAGTCCATCTCCAAGATCATCGAGAAGCAGGCACAGTACAGATACTTATTATTCCGCATAGAATCTAACTCCCTGGGGCACGCCAAGAGTGCACCAGGGGACTCCCTGTTCGTTCTGGACCTGAAAAGGCGCCAGAAAGAGGAGGGCGTGATAGTTCCCTTCGAAACCGTCTGGAACACCGCGCCAAAGGTGGACAGGATACGATCTCTGCAACCTCACTATGCCAACGGCCAGCTTTGCTTTAGGAGCGACTGGCCATCTGTCTATCCCGAGCTGATTGCCCAGCTCAAGGCCGCGCCCAACCCGAAAGCCCACGACGACGGCCCGGACAGCCTGGAGATCTGTGTGGCGGGCATACTGAACTACAGAGAGCCGGTCACAAAGCTCACGTTCGTCGGAGCTAAACGAATCCCCCCCTGGAAGTGATGCACTCTTGATCATGCGCATACCGATCCTGAAAGCTGTCCTGGAGAAAGAGAAGGCCCGGGATTACAAGGAAGAATATCGCAGCTACCACGGGAAGCCCGAGCAGATCAAGCGACGGGCACAGAGGAACGCAGCCAGGAGAAAGCTGGGCATCCCAAAGGGCGATCCGAGGGAAGCCGATCACAAGAACCCACTCAGCAATGGCGGCAGCAACAGCAAACGCAACCTTCGGGCAGTCAGCCGGAGCACCAACCGGCACAAGGCCGATAAGAAAAAATAGAGCAGCCAAATCTCCATCATAGTCTCATGTTATCGATTTTGTAGAACCGCATCAAGTACCCATCAAGTAGGAAGTCTCTCATGCCACAATCCCCCCAGCCCCCAGCAGCCCCCAACGGCGGCATCTACCCGAAATTTATCCAGAGCCCAAGGGCGCTCGCTGGCCAGCAGTACGGGCGCTCAGGATTGCAGTACTTCATGCCGGGGTGGATCAAACGCGACTTCCTCCCGCAGCTGCAGGGTCAAGCCCTGTTCAAGACCTACACCGAGATGGGTGATAATGACGCCTTCGTGGGTGCCGCCCTCAGTGCCTTCGCAGTCTTCATCCGCCGCGCCCACTGGAAGGTGGATGCGGTAGACGACGCCAACAAAGATAATGGCTCTGCGGAGTTCCTGCAGGAATGCATGGATGACATGGCCCACAGCTGGCAGACTATCATCGCCACCGCAGCCCGTGCGGTGCCACAGTACGGATTCCTCCCCCTGGAGATCGTCTACAAGGAACGAGCCGGAGATCACGAAGATGAACGGATGTCCTCGCAGTACGATGACGGCCTCATAGGATGGTCCAACCTGGCTTACCGTGCTCCTGACAGCGTTTTTCATTGGGATTATGATCCCCAGGATGTAACCCGTCTATTGGGCTTCACCCAGCTGGCAGCACCGGATTACAAAACCACATTTATCCCCATTCAGAAGATCCTCCTGCTCAGATCAGACCCCGGCAAGGACTCACCAGAAGGCCGGTCAGTCCTGCGATCTGCCTGGCGATCTTGGAGGACTAAGAAGTATCTTGAAGATTATAGAAATATAATTATAGAAAGAGGAGGTGCGGGAATACCGTGGGCAGAAGTGCCGGGAAATATCTGCAATGCCCCATTCATAGATCCGAGTACCCCCGAAGCAGAATCCGCTCTAGCCTCTTATAATAGCCTGGTCGAGACCCTGACCAACATCACAACAGATGCCCAGAAGTGGATCATCACCCCCCAAGTCTGGGACCAGAATGGGAACCCCACCATTAAGATAGGGTTCCTGCAGCCGTCCACAAACGGCGATATAGTCAACCACATAACCGCCTCTATTGAGGCCGAGGCGAAAGCCATCCTCATGAGCACGTTCACAGAGTTCCTGGCGCTCGGGATGGGAGGAACTGGCAGTCTTGCTCTCAGCAGGGATAAGACGGACAACTTCACGCTAGCAGTCGAAGCCAACTTGCAGAGCTTCCAGGAGTCGATCAACAACCAAGCAGTCAGACGGCTATTCGCCCTCAACCCACATTTCGAGTTCGAGAAGGGTACACCCATGCCCAGGATCGTCTATGATCCTATTGTCCCCATAGCCACCCAGGATGTGGTGGCTATCCTGAGTCTCTTCGAGAAAGCTGGTTGGGATCTATCACAGCAGAAGGGAATACGGGACACCATCATCGACAACCTGGGCTTGCCAAACTATGTGGAGCAGGAGACGAACGACGCTCTGCAGGAACACGGCGACAGCCCCATAGCGAGCCTGCTGGATGGCCAGAGCGCAATAGACGCGATATTGGGTGGTGCAGATCTTGCTCCATCCGGTCGATAGTCTCTACCCCTGGCTGATCGTCGTTCTATCGCTCCTGGGTGCCCGGCTGGTGTCCAGCGCGACCAGACGCACCCGGAAGATAGGGTTCGCTGTCTGGATGATCAGCAACGGAATGATCGGTATTGGTTTTTACCAGACAGGCGACGTCCCCCAGGCTCTATTGTTCCTGGTGGGATACGAATACTACAACTTCAGAGGATTTCTGAATAATCGGAGGGAAACATGATTTACGTTCTGACTTATCCCGAGACGATCTGGGAGCGCATCAAGTTCCACATCAGAGGCACCGTCCCAACCGTACTCTGTGGCGAGATCCGCCAGGGGCCTGGCGTCGTGGAATGCGTCACAGGCGAGGATTCCTGCATCACCATTCCCATGAACCGAGTTATGCAAATTACCTGGGAGTCGGGCTACAAGAATGCCTTCGAACAGGCCCAGAAAGAGTACTTCGACGGTCTGGCAAAATCTATGGCCGGGATGGCAGTTGCCCCAGCTGGATGCACTTGTGGCGAAGATGAAGATGATTGCGATTGCACCATAGGGCCATATACGGCATCATCCGCCGCAGTGGACGGCTACAACTGAGAGGCCTAAATGCCCAGCTACACCCTCGACCTCGACAGGCGCGTAGATGCGTTGATCGAGCTTATAGACTGCCCGGTGAGGTGGTCGAGCAAAGAGTACGTCCTCTCCCTAGCAGACCATCTCGTGATGCGATGTGATGACATGAGCCGCCCTGATCTAAGCGCTCGTGTCGTGGCGAAGGTAACCGAAATCATATGAACTCCGAACTTCTCTCTCTGATCCGAGCAACCGGCTACTTGTCGGATGGGGACCTCACCGATCAAGCCAGATACGACCTGCTCACCCCATCGTTCTGGCGCAGAGCTCGAGCTCTGGGCTATGACCTGCCAGACTTGAAGCGCAAGCTCTGGCGTGCTGCCGGCAGACCAGAGACCTTCCTTCTATCCCAGCTCCCTCTGTCAGAGATCGAGAAGGCTGTCCGAGCCTCCGAGAAAGAGAAGGACCCCCGGAAGAGGATCAAAGAGACCGCTGCTATCATCGCTTTGCTCTACAAGCGAGGCGAGAAGGCCATCAAGGCAGCCATCGACCAGAACCTCGATAACCCGGACAGGCTGCGATCTCTCACAGACCGGATCCGGCGAGAGCTGTTGGTGAATGCCGCCTCCTGGCTGGGAACTTCTATACCCGGGCTTTACCTGGCAGGATCTCGGGCAGGATTACTCCAAGGGCCTCATGCCAAGGCTGCTCAGGCGATGGCCACTCAGGAGATGAACCGCTTCCGGGAAGTGGATGCTCAGCTCTCCAGACACATAGAAGAGGTCATAGCCGAATCGGAGAAGCGAAGAGTTCAGGCAACACTGGCGGGCAAGAAGGTCGATTACACTGGCCTGAGGGGCCGGGTGATAGGCCACAAGACGATAGACGGCAAAGAGCTGGGGATCGCAGATTACATTCAGATGGTGGCGATAACAGCAGCCCGGAACGTCTTCAACACCGGAGTCGAGAACTCCATGCACCAGAAGGGCAACGACCTGGCCATGATATCGCGGGAGGTACGGGTCAACAGCTGCGGTGCTTGCAGGCAGTGGGCCGGCAAGATCGTCAGCATATCTGGCAACAATCCTAATTATCCTTCACTGCAAGACGCAAGAGACGCGAACGTCTTTCATCCTCATTGCATTCACTTTTTGGAAGATATAAATGAAGATCGATACTCTGGAACAGGACATTACCGAGGAGGCGCTATCTGAGCGCCGCTCGATGAGAGAACGGGCCTGGATGCTGATGGATGACTGGCAGGCTCTGAAAGAGATGGGCCGCGAAGCCGAAAGATACTGCTGAGGTAATATTTATGATCATGCGCATACCCATCCTCAAGTCTATCCTCCGTAATCTTGATTGGTTCGAAGAGGCTAGGCGGCACCACGTAGCCCCGGACGGCTCTATATTTCTCGGCGGCACCAATCACCGACTCAAGAAAGCGGGCGATTGGGAGGAATCCAAGCACCCCCGTGCAGACGATGGCAAGTTCACGTCGGGCTCAGGAGGCGGCTCCAAGAAGCCATCCAAGACCAAGAGGAAGCTGGAAAGGCGTGCGGAAGCAGCCAGCCAGGGACGAGTGTCCGGTGCTATCCAGACACTCTTGAGTGGTGGCAGCGCATTGGACAAGATCGGATGGCTGAACACGAGCAAGCCAAAAGAGCCCGAGAAGAAACCCGAGAGCAAGCCCCAGCAGCCCGAGAAGCCGAAACTTCCATACCAAGAACTCTTGGATCAGCCGTTACCAAATGATCACTACAAACTGGTAGATTTGCACGACAAAATAAGAGACACAGACGAACGGCCCGTGAAAGGATTCGAGTTCCCCAAGGACGATCCTCGATATACAAAGCTGAAAGAGATACGTGCTAAGATCCGGGAGATAGACGCTCAAACCGGGGCAACCGCCAGGAACATGGCGGCCCAACAAGAAATGGATATCATGGAAGGTGGGCGAGAATTCGAAAACCCGAGTGCATATAGAAGCTGGGCACCACCGAAATACCGCCCCGGCCCGCGCGAGGCAAAGCCAACACCAACCAGGGAGACACCAAAACCCACACCAACCCCGGCCCCTGCCAAGAAACCCGAGCAGCCAGTAGAGACGCCCAGAAATCCGAATGCTGGCAACGGATCGCCAGCGACGTTTGAGGAGATGTTCGGAAAATCACCAGACCACATAAAAGTAAGTGGAAGCATCGATCACACCAAGCCATTTGTGCTAACAGTTGAAGGAAAGACGTTTGATCATCGTGAAAGACTGAAAGCTCTCGGCTTCAAGTACAGTTCTGCTAATAAGAATTGGTATAAGGGTATTGTACCCCCCGAAGGAAAGGATGCCAAAAACGATCTATTAAGCCACATAAAAGAGGTTAGCAGTGAACCCGGCGCGACATCACAGCTTCGAGCCAAAGTGCAACAGGGAAAACTGGTACCAAAAAAGAGAACGATGTCCGCGAGTGAGGCGGCGCTGTTCGGAGTGAAACGCTAATAGGATCGCCCCAACCATTGCCTTATCGCCTCCTCTCCCGCATCTCTCAGATCTCCCCTGAGAAGTTTTCGGCCTTTCCGTCTCTCAATTTCAGTGTGAAATGCGGCATTAAGCTCATCCGAAATGGGGAGAAATATGCCTTTGCTCATGCAAACACATACCTGTTCATTGCATCGTATGCTCGGTCAGCATCCATGTCTATGAGCTTCTTTGCGAAGCTTTCTGAGCAGGGATAATAGAACTTCGTCGATCCTGTTCTGTTTGCGAACATCTCGATCAAATAAGTTCCTGCCTGAAAATGCCGGTGTCGGGTGACACTACCATCATTCGTTGCTAGTGCCTTATCACCCCCGTCGACTTGCACAAGAGACGCGAAATCATCACGCATCCTGCTGTCAGTTGATTTGATGGTTCTCATCCCACCACCTCAAAATCGTTGTTCCTGAACTGGTTCGGATCTTCTAGGAGGGACAGCTTGTGAGAAAGGCAGCTCTCCAGGTGATCAACTTCGTCGTCTTCGAACTGATGGGCAGGCAGCGATTCCAGCAGCTTCTTCGAAATGTCGATCACAAGGACCTTAAGCTCCTCCTCGGAGCCGAATGCGTTCTTCCCTCGGATCTTTCCGAGTTCGAACATCCCGTCGGTTACGGTTTTCGTAATTCTCATCAGAGACTCGTAGGTCTCATCGTATGTTGCAGTTGCCATAGCATATACTAGTCTATTATAGCATATATAACTTTCGGTGCATTTCATGATTAACAAAGGTATCGATTTCGGAGACATCCACGTTCCCCGATTAGAAGGTAATTCTATGGATGAAGAAGAATATATAGAAGACGAGGAGCTGGAGAAAGGCTCCGATTTAGATCGCGTTCGCGCCATACTGGCCGGTGAAGGCGAAGGCATAGATGAAATCGACCAGCTGATCGAGATGGCCACTGACCCACAGCTCAAAGAAATGGCGGAAGCCATCAAACAAGACGAATCCAAGCACAAGGCAGCACTTGAGCAGTGGCTTGAGATGCAGGACGAGGGCGGATCAGACGAGCCTGAGCCCGAGGACACACCAGACCCCGATGAAGGCGAAGAAGAGCAGATCGAGGCCGATGCTGACCCAGACGACGGCATATCTGAAGAGGATCTTTTCGGTGATGAAACCGAGCCCGAAGAAGAGGCT